CTTGCAAACTGCTGATGCCTTTAACACTAGATGCAAAACGCATAGCCACATATGGTGAAAAAGATTTCTTTTCTTCGTCTGATAACTTGTCATACCATTCCATATTACCTATATCAATATTGTATAACATTGTATTGAGATTGACTTTTGACATTATAAAAAATCTCCTACTTGTATTTCATCAGGTATTTGATTAATATCTTTTGCAAAATAAACACAAGCAGGTGTTTTTCCTTCATCAAGTGGAACTGCTAATATGTGTCCATGTTTAAGTTTTGGTAAGTACCATTTGACATCTTGAAAAACATTAATGATTTTAATTTCTTCTGATTGTATCATGTAATCTGTTAACGGATTTGATACCAATGCATGAAAGCCTCTATCATTTAAACTAGTCAACGGAACCATTTCACAAATACCTAATTCTCTTTCTATAATCATAATGCTCCAATCAATTGGCATCTGTACTGTTTTCTTTCCAATTTCTAATATCATGCTTGGCGCACTAAATGATTCCAAAAAGATTAATGGAATAAAAAAGAAATCAATATTGTTTTTGTTTGTGGTATCAAGTACACAATATTGCAAATCATCTACAAGTTCTGGTACTTTGTTCAAGTTATAACTTTTATTTTCTGTTGTTAAAATTTTCATATATTCACCTTATTAATAGTATACGGATAATTTGCCTCTTTGTAAAACTTTTTTCTTGCCGTCAAGTGTCTTTTTGAAAATTTACAATTTGAAGTTATATCCCATATTTGTACATGATCCTTGTCTTTGGCTTTTCTAATACCTCTTCCAATACTTTGTATTACTCTAACAAAACTTTTTCCGGGTTCTAGTAAAACCAAATTAAATATTCTTGGTATATTGATACCCACTGCCGCAATTCCGTAAGTTGCAATTAAAACTTTGTGTTGCTCAGTAGCAATTTCGCTATACTCTTCTTCTCTGTCTTCTGTTTTTGTTTTTCCTTGGACAAAGACCGATCCAGGAATTAATTCTTGTAGTAATTCTCCTGATTTGATTCTGTCAATCAAAATCAAAGTGTTTCCACCATCACGTATTTCTTCAATCAAGTTACTTAAAAATTTTAATCTTTCTAAATTTGTTGTCAAATATGCAAGTTCTTCTTGATAAGTTCTAAATGAATTAGCATCTTGTGTTTGTATAACATTCACATGACAGTTTGCAAGTACACCTTTGCTTTGTAATTCACTTGCTGATAATTGGCTTATAACTGTACCTAGTGAACAAATCAAACTCATTTTTTCATAATCTTCTTTTGGCACTGTACCTGTTAATCCCCATCTAATTGGAATGTGTGCAAAAGGTCCAGTCAATAAAGATTTTAATACATCAGCCTTTGCCATGTGTACTTCGTCAACTATAATACAATTAACATCTTTTATGAATTCTTCAATAGGAAATTCTGCTTCATCTTTTTTTGTATTTTTATTTAAAATATTTAAACTTTGCCATGTGCAAATTGTGTGTTTGTGTCCTAGTTCTTTTCTTTCACCAAAATAAACACCAACATCTAATCCTACATTTTTATAATCTTCTTCTGTTTGTGTAACAAGTGATTTGTTTGGTACTACTACAATTGATCTACCATAATTTTCACAAATTTTTGAAAGTGCCGCAGTGATAATTGTTTTACCAGCACCAGTGGCTATTTCTTGTAAACTTTGTGGATTACTGATAAAATCATTAATAACTTTAACTTGATAATCTCTTAATACAATTGGCTGTCCTTCATGTGTATGACCTTTAGGCCAATTAATGTGTGAAAAAAAACTGTCAGTAACTTCTTCAAATGAAAAATCAAAACTTTGTCTATGATCTTGTATCTGTATTTCATATCCATTGTTTTCAATAATTGGCAAAATTTGATCTAGCAAATTCAAATATGTTCTTCCACCAATGTCACAAAAACGTATGTTACCATCCCATCTGCCTAACTTGTAAGCAGGCAAGTGAAATGCATATGGCACAAAAAATTTAAGTTTGTCAGAAATTTTACGTCTTGTTGAAACGTCAAGACCTTCAAACTTTACATTAACTTCATCTTTGATTATTAATGTTGCTTTAGCCATGGATTCTCTTCTCTTAACTGCTTTATAGAATTTTGTAGTCTTATTGTATACTCTTTGCCTAATTCACTGTATAAACTTAAAAATTGCACTAAAAATAACGAATCTACAGTGTTGTTAGCAACCATTTGATCTCTAACTTTACGAAATCCGTCATATGCATTATGATGATTGATTAAATGATAATAGTAATCAACAGATCCGCATTTGTCTTTGAACTTGATAATTCCCCATGGTGTGTTTTTTACACCTTTTGGTTTTAGTTGAGGCATGTTTTCGTTCCATGTTCTTATCCCAAACAAATTATTGGCTTCTTTGGCAAACCTAGAATTGCCCCAAGCAGACTCATGAATTGCCTGTGCTATCACAATCTCAATTGGTATATGATGTTTTTCCTCTTTTGCTAAAACATTTTTATCTACACAATACACTATAAAATCAATAAACTCTTTTTTGTTTTTTACGTTTCCAAATTGGATTTTTGGAATTTTTTCTACTTTGTGTATTTCATTTTCTTTTACTATTTTTGCTGGTACTTCATTTTTATTGATGCTTTCAGTAAACAATAAAATTACAAAAACAACTAAAACTAGTAACAAAAACTTTTTCATTATTATCCTTTTGCAAACAATTCAGCATCATCAAGTCCAGCAACTCTCAGTTTTACAATATTATTAATCTGAAATTGTTTACTGTCAATGGCTTTCATTAAACCCAAGTATTTGTTTCTTAACAAAGCAAACTCATTAACAAGTTGACTCATGCTCACTACTTCATCTTCACCATCTATATACTTTTCTACATCTCTACTAGTTAATGCTCTTTGATAGTTTTCAAGATATTTTTTGTAATGAATACTTCTAATTTTTCGCAATTGTATGTTTAAAAACTCTAATATTGATTCAATTTCTTGTAACTGATTAAAACGGTGCTCTACAATTCCTGGTATTTTTGATGAATTCAATTCAATGTTACCTTTCATGCCACACTCAATACGAGCTTCTTCTAATTGATTTTCAAAATAATCAATACAATCAGGCAACTTTGAAAAATCAGCAGAAACTGTGTTATACCATTTTACCATTACCAGTCCTCGTCTTCTTTCCAATCGTCATCAATTGATTCTTCTTCTTGATAATACTCGTTTAGAGCTTTTTCTAAATGTTCATCAGCCTGTTTGATTTCAACAATACTTTGCTCGTCAACACTGTAATCATCAAGCAAAGTAACAAAAGACATAGCGGCATCTTCTCTGTCTTTGGCTGGAATAAAAGGTAATAATTTTTCCCAAGACTCCATTAACATTGCAATATCTTGATTGGTTATCATTATTCATCTCCTGTTGTTTCACTAACTGTGCTGTTTGCACTTAATATTTCTTCAAACTCAGACATAACCATATCCATTAACTCTCCAGTCCATTGCTTACGATAATGTTTATGTTCTGTACCTGCTTTGTCAACATATTTTAAACGATTTCCTTCTTTAACAAGTAGTCCTTTTTTCTCAAATAAATCAACAAGACCACTGTAAGGATCCATTCCAGATTCATATGGAATTTTAACCTGTACTGATTCAAAAGGTTTGTTAAATCTAGTTTTCATTACTTTAATTGCTGATCTAATACCAGTAACGTCAGATATTTTATTTCCATCTTCATCTTCTTTTAATTTAAGTTTTTTCATAGCAATCACAACTGAACTTGCATACACAAATCCTTGTCCACCTGATATTTTGTCATCTGGATCAAACATGTCTTGTGATGCGTATGTGTGATTAGTTGCTACCAAACCAATGTTATGACTACCAAATCTATTAACACAGTTTCTAATCAATGCTGTCAATGATTTGGCTTTTCTACCAAGGTCACCTTTCATGTCACCTTTTTCAAACTGATCTCTGTCAGTTGGTGTCAACAACATACCTAAACTGTCAATTACAAATAGAATTTTTGGTTTATCTGCTTCTTCTTTACCATCATATTCTTTGCTGTAATTTGTTATAAAATCACTAATAATTTTTGCAACATCATCAACCATTGCCACATTAATTCTTAAAAGTTTTTCTGGCGATGTGTCTACTCCAAGAGCTTGTAACCAATCTTCATGTAGTGCATTTTCTGAATCTAATGCCACACAAAATATTCCTTGCTCCTGTGCATTTTTGATAATATTACCTGATGCAATCAAACTCTTACCAGAACCTGATTCACCTGCTAACATGGTCACACGACCTAGTGGAATACCTCTTTGAAAATCTCCACTGATCAAATAATTTAATGTATAATTTCCTGTTGAAACCCAAGTGTTAGGATCTGATTCAAACCCAACACTAATTCCTTGAATGTTTTTTGTTAAACTTGTTCTAAATTTACTTACGTCAAACGGTCTTACCATTATAAACTCCTTCTGCTAAAAAGTAGTGCATGATAACATGCACTACTAATAGTTTTAACATTTATTTGCTTGATTGTCTAGCTCTGATCATTGCCAAAATGTCATCTGCTGATCCTGATCCACTAGCAGTAGCAGGTGCAGTTTGCTCAGCCATTGCTGGTTGAGTTTCTTGAACTGTTTCTGTTACTGGTGCAGTTGCTGGTGCAGTTGCTGGTGCAACTGGTTGTGTCACTGCTGGTTGTGGAGCCACAGTTTCAACTGTGGTTGCTGTAGTTGTACTTGCCACAGATGCCGTTGCTGGCGCTGTAGTTGTACTTGCCACAGATGATTTTTGTGAAGATCCTGCCACACTATAACCGGTTGGTTTATAGTATTGTGCGAATCTGTCTGGATCGTAAAGTTCACCATCTACAGATGCTTTAAATAGTTCTTGCATGATTGCAACTTCATCTGCTGAAGGTTTCTTTGGCATGTAATCTGAAAGATTGTGCAATCCAAATTTATCAATTGCTCCTCTTTCTGTTTCAGAAAGACTTCTTGCTTTAAACGACCAAGTAGAAGTTGAATAATCTGCATAACCACCTTTTTGAGTTTTGGTTAATTTGAAATCTCTACCTGCTTCGTAATCAGTTGGAAGATCTTCCATGTCAGGATTCATCAATGCTGATCTAATGATATTAAAAATTGACGGATTAATTACAAAACGTCTAATTGGATTTTCAGGTATAGTATCTTCATCAAGTGTTGAATTTACTACAAAGCCTTGGAAAATGTAACTTCTTTTCTTCCAATACTTTCTACCCATATCTTCAAGACTTGGATCTTTGAACCAAGTTCTTACTTCAGATAAGATTGGGCAAGGTTCACTAAACATTTCCATACAAGGTATTTGTACTATTGTTGGTTTTGTGTCTTGTGCGCCTTTAATTCCTGGAAAAGGTAATTTAATCATTGCTCTTTCTTGCCAGAAAAAAGTGTTACTTGAATCACCATCTGGTAAGAATCTTAGTGTTGATGTAGTGCCTTCTGCTATATTCCAGAACGGAAAAATTGCGTTGTCTGATGCGAGTCCAGTACTGGCTGATGTTTTCTTTTCTTGTTCTGCCAATTTGGCTCTAATTTCTGCTAACGTTGCCATAGTTTTTGTCTCCTTTGTGCATATGTTTGCCTATGTTTGCCTATATTTGCCTGTTAGTGCTTTAATGTTCTAACATTAAACACTACTATATTTATCTTTTGATAAAAAGTCAACCTGAATATTTAGGTAATTTTCCAACTTTATAGTAAAGTTTTGTATATTGGTGTTAAACACACCCTGTTTATACCGTTTTCTCTTTTAAATCTATCCCATGCAGTGTCATTAGTTGTACCTACTAAAAAACTATCACTGGGTACTAGATCAAACTGTTCACATATTTGTTTTTGTAAATTTTGATACTTTTGCTTTTTTTCAAACACTGTGCTGTGTGATATCACTGTGTCAAACACGTCTATTATTGTGGAATTAAAATATCCAGCACCTTGAATTTCACGTTGTAATAATTCTTCTTTTTTTGAAAAACGTACACCTGCTCTGAGCAGATTAACACCATATGCTTTTGAACAACTCCAAAACACTTGTTCAACACAGTCATACATTTTAATTTTGTTTTCTCCAGTTGTTCCTCCAAATGCAAGATCCAAATAAATTGGACACAAATCTCTTGAACCAACTTCGTCATATCTTGGATCAAAGTTTCCTGTAGCACTAAAAGGATTACTCATGTATAACGGAACACCAGGCAACAAACTGTTAACAGATGTAGCAACATTGACTGGTTTGTTTAATATTGTTGGATAACGATACTCACCTTCAAATATTTGATACTGTTTGACTTTGATAGCAAAATGATCAATGCTTTCATGTATACCATTTGTAGGATAACAAAAATCAAAACTGTTGACATCAATCAAAGGATGTAAATACTTTTTTATTTTTTTAGCACACTCTATCCAACGTTTGCTTCTTTTATCTTTTATTGGTACATGAGATTGATCTGTACTGTCAACATAGTCACCAAGTTTGTTATCTAAACTTGTTTTAATATCTTTATCAATAATAGAATGTATTGCTTTACTTGTACCAAAATCTTTGTTTGTTATATGCTTCATAATATTTTACCTTTGCTTAACACTTCTGTTGTGTCAAGTTTTTGTCCATTATGATTATAATAAACCACATTCGTTTTTGGTTGCCATTTGTAATTAGAATCTTGTAAATTGATACTGTAAAAATATTGCAAGTAATCTGATTTAGGAGAAACTTTAAACAAACAGTCTGGTTCTAGTTTTAAATTTGTGTACCACTCTGTTTGTGTCCATTTTTTAAAAGCAGGATCAATCATTTGTTTTTTGCGTTGATATAATGCATTAATGGCTCTGTTTTTAATATCTACTGTGATGTACAATATTTTATATCCATGTTCTCTTGCCCAAGCAATTTGATGATCAGCAACCATAAGTCCACAGTGTGTATGACGCCATGGCTTTAATATATGATAACGACAAACTCTGGCCGCTATGTCTTCATCACCTGTGTAGTGTGATGGTTCTACTGCTGATATTGATATTAATTGTTCGCCAGCAAACACCATCCAAGTTACTATGTTAGGATTGTCTGGATCATACTTGTCATGTGCAAGACTTTGATTGCCTTCTTTGAAAGTTTCTTCTCTAAACTTTTCTATTTGCTCTTTGTAACTGCTGTCGTATACTTTTACTTCAAGTTCCATTTATTTTTCCAATCAGTGTATATCTGTTGCCACTTTGAACTTGTTTTGTTATCGTAAGACAAATATCGTTGTATAATTTCTGCATCTTGTTTGTAAAATTCTTCATTTCCTGGTACAACATTTTCCCAACCACTATTAAAACATTTTGTATAAACAACATTAGCACCAAGTTTTGTTAATATTTCTTTTGTTGCAGGAAAATGTCTATCACCACCTTCTTTAGCGGCAGGAGTAAATGTCAACAACACAGTTGTTTTTCTGCTAAATGGATACTGTGTGCCTAAGTTAGCATTCATATAACCTTTTACCACTAACCAATCTAAAAAGTTTTTAAATGCCGCACCCATTTGTGTAGTCATTTCTGGCACAGCAAACACAAACTGATCATACTCATATAACTTTGTGATAAGTTTATCTACCTGTTCTGGTACAATACCATTAGAAGCATTTGAATTGATAACAGGTATATCATAGTTTGCCAAACTGTCTACATCAAATGCACAGTGTTTGCTCAACAGTTGTAAACCTTTATAGTTCATACTGTCTGGAGATGCACTGCCACTCAATGCTATTGTTTTTATCATACTTCAATGTCCACTATCAATCGTTTACCAGCAAATATTTCACAGTCTAACAAATATTCTTTATAATTTTTATATTTGTCTTTGTACAAATTCATTTCTTTTGTTATTGTTTTTAATACTATTCTTTCATCCCAGTGACGTTGCTCATGATAAGGCTCTTGTATGATGGCATATTTTGTTTTGTAGAAGTCAACAAGTTCATCAAATAAATCAATGTGTTTGTTTTTTTCATAAAGTAATACTCCACTAAACACCACATGATCAACATCAAAATTAACTGATATACTATCTTTATTATTCCAAGTTGTGTTTCTGTATTCTATATTGCTATGTGATTTCCAAGTTTCTTTTGCAATCTCTATAGGTTCAACTGATGTATCAAACCCCATGTAATTGTAATCAGTATAACCTTTTTCGTATAGTATTTTATTAATAGGTCCATGGCGACAACCTACATCAACAATACCTTTTGACTGTTTTTCTATTATTATGTCTGCTTGTTTTTCAAAAATAGGTTTTGCTTCAAGTGTGTCTAAATATGACATACTTTCAAATTTATAATCTTCTTTTAACGGAACTACAATTTCAGTTTCAGTTTGATTATGTATTGTGGGCCATGGCACTTTGTGGTTCATTTTTTTCCTCATAAACATTTTTGAAATCAGATGCTAATCTCCATAATAATCTACTGTTATCAAGCACAGGAGTTCTACGATGTAAACTAGTAAACTGATCCATTAAAAGCAAATCACCTTTTTTGAAAATATGATGATATTGATATTTTGATCTAAAAATAATTGGTTTTAGTCTTTCAATCATTTTTTCATGATCAATTAGTGTTTTGCCTTCCCATGCCTTTACAATAAAGTGATATGGAAAATAAAAATAATAGTCGCCTGTATGAGGATGTCTATCAACTAAACTTCTGATACTGCCTTTGTTTTTACTCATAAACTCAAGTTCAGGATCGTCTTCTTCTAAATTATAGATAGTGTTATTTTGAAACTTTAATCTTATTTTAATACTTTTCCAATACTCTTGCTCGTCTTGTGATAGATCATAAAACGGTTTGGATGTATGACAAACACTTAAAGTTGTATTAATATCTTCTGTGATACAGTACAAACTGATTAAAATTTTATCAATTAAATGTCTTGAATTACCATTTGAGTGCCAACCTAATTCTGTATCACCAAACATACCAATTTTTTTACCATCAACTTTTTTACCTGTCACTAAAAATATTTCAGGATGATCTTTTGGATTCATAAACAAGCCAGGTGCTTCACAATCGCCAAATCTTTTTTGCATCTTAACTATTTGTTCTTCAGTAAAGTTTTGATCATAAAATACTGCACAACCTTCACTGTGTATTTGTTGTGATATCTGTTTTAATCTTTCGTCAGTTACTTCAAGTATATTTTCTGTGGTTCTAAATGGATTTATCATAATATGCTTTCTACCTTTTTTTTAAATGTTTGATAATCAATCTCAGCAGGAATATTATTCCATCTTGTAACCCAAGCACATCTTGGTGCTTCTGTTACTATAACTCTATGCATAGTATTTGTTTCTAATAATATGCACTTGTCAAAGACTTCAATCTCTCCAATTTTTCTTTCTTGTAAAAAATTTTCATAATCTTCTTTATTCATAGCAGTTCTATTTTTAAATTCCCAATAATACCAATGACCATGAACATCTTTTTCTGGTAAAAATATTTCATCTCTATTGGTTTCAAAATATTCTATAACAGATCTACCAAAAACAGGTATTACTAAATTATAATAATTAGGATGTTCTAAATGAAAGTCAATATCTGCGTGTGCATACAAATCTTTTTTTACATCATCACTAAAATTAAAACCTGTATCTCTTCTTTTTATATGTGGGTGAACTTTTTTGTGTTCATCAAGCAACGGTTTAAATGTTTTAAGATACGTGTCTTCACCTGTTGCACGATCCTCTAACGAATAACTCGTCCATTGTGTTTTACCAAAACTATTATAATAGTCAGCATTGACTTGTTTAAAAAGTGATTTAATTAAATCCATGTCAGGATGGATATCGATATATTCAGCAATATTTTTTATCATTTTTAATACCTTTACACTGTTGCAAGTGTTTGTATGTCTTCTTGTGTTGGCAAAGAAAACATCAATGCAATTCTGTCTTCTGTTCCTTCATGCACAACTGAATGTTTTAATCCAACATTTAAAAAATATGCTGATCCATTTGCTGGCATTTCATGAGTTTCTTCAACACCTCTACGCCATACTTTGTTATAAACTTTGTCTGTTCCTTGTATTGGTACAATGACTCTAACTGCATACTCTGGTCCATAATCAATGTGTGGTGTTAAAAACTTACCAGAACGTATTCTTGAAAGTCTAACTCTAATTGGTGTTGCGTTAAACTGACTTTCAATGGCTTCTTTTAAATATGAATTTTTATAAATTGGCAAAGGATGGTGCCAATTGTGTTCATTCATTGGTGCTGGAAGACCTTCTAACCTACGAGTTTTTGTTCTATATTTTTCTGTTTTTGATTTTCCTAGTGACTCGCTGTTTGCTGTAATTTTACATTCATTTCTTAATTCTGTTAAATCTAAAACATCATTCAATGACTCTTGATAATAAGTCAAATTAATCTGATCAAAGTGGTGATAATTGTCTGAAGCAAGTTCTTCATGCACTGCACAAAGTCCTCTATTTGCTTGATATACGTTTACCCACTCTTTATTTAAACGTACAACCTCTTCTCTAAGTTTTTCAATATCAAACTTAATTCCTGGAATTGGTGCTACACTTGGTAATTGATATTTTGTTCTAATTTCCATTTCTATTTCCTCAGTACTATTATATATTTACTGCCTCAGTTTTGCAATCTTTTTTTGCTAAAAGAGGTACAACATATTTTCCACCAATATCCCATGGCCCTAGTACCACTCTACTTGTATCATCATGATGATTGTCATGATATCCTTCACCCCACATGATCATATTACTTGTAAAATCAATTGTAGTTGGTTCTGCTGTTTTACCACTATGGCCAAAATAATTTAGATAAGTCAAAAAGAACCATGCATGAGTAAAATTAAATGCCATCCACACAACCAACCAAGGATTAATCAATGCATGAAGTACTACTGCCGCACTGTACAGTTTCCAATAGTGTTTGGTTGTAAACACAGCATCTTTTTTACGTAAAAATCTTCTCATTGGTATTGTGCCTTGTGGTGTTTGATATCTACCCATCAGCATCTTCCACCAGCCTAAATGTTTAGGCGAGTGTGTGTCTAGTTCTGAATCTGTGTACTTGTGATGATTTAAATGTGCAACCACATTGTGACCTGGCGGTCCTACAGCACTTATTACTGTTGATGCTAATAATATTTTTCTACCTATCCAACTTGGTTCAAACTGATCATGGCACAACCATCTATGATATGCAATCTGTGCCAAGTTGTTTGTGATATGACCAACTAACGTAAAAATCAATGCAAGTTCCCATGACCCACCCATAACAAAGTAAGCAGGAATACCCACAACTGCGATGACAAACATCACTACAATTTTTAATGTTACCCAATCAATATACTTCATGTGTTTACTCTTTGATGTATCCTTTGTTTATGTGTGTTTTTAAAGGTTGTTTAACTTCTAATAATTTAATAAACCAACCACCTATGTCAAACTCCCACCATTTGTGTTTGAAACTTGGATTTTGTGGATCAGCATGATGATTGTTGTGCCATCCTTCTCCCCACATCAATATGCCAAGCAAAGGTATGTTGGTTGAATTATCATTTGTTTCGTAATTTCTGTAACCAAACATGTGTGTTAGTGTGTTGATAAACGATCCTGCATTCCACAATATCATTGCAGGAAATAAGTATGCCGCAACTAACAGCATAGGATCAATCCATAACCATACACCTGCTATTATACCATGAATTAAAAAATACCATCTATGAATAAATGAATGAAAACGATCTTTGATCAAGTGCATGGCATATCGTGGACTTGGTGTTTCAAACATACTCAACCATTGCACTTTAAAAAATCCTTGATGCTCTGGCGAGTGTGGATCTCGTTCTTGATCAGTAAAGTGATGATGTTCTCTATGAACAGCAACCCAACCAATTGTGGAACCAGTTAACCCGTAAGCACCTGCCAATGATCCAAAGTACTCATACCATTTAGGTGCGTTCCAACTCTTGTGTGATAGTAGTCGATGGAATGTCATTGTCATTCCAAAACAACCAGTTATAAAATATACAAAAAATCCTATCAACCAGTGGTACCAACTGCCGTACATGATCATAGGGATAATGCTCAAGTGTGCTATGATTTGGCTAAAAAATAATGTCCATTTAAAATAATTTTGTTTCATAAGTTTTATTATACATTCTTTTTAAAAGTTTACAAGTTAATTATAATGATATTTATTACAGTTTGTAGAGCTGATATAAACTACTATTTTAATAATGTCTATGAAAGTTCTTCTAAAACACCTTCAATAAAAGGATCTTTAAAATCTTTGGTAATTTCGCCATTTTCAACTAAAACTGCGAATCTATTACATCTGATACCAAATGTTTCTCCCCAGTCAACTTCTTTTTTTAGTTTTTTTGAAAATACTGCTAAAGGATCAGACACGCTGTCTATATCTGGATGTCCATGTGTTTTATTCCATTCGTCCATAACAAATGCATCATTAACTGCCATAAAAACTACTTTTTCAATTCCTTTGTTTTTAAGTGTTTCAAGATTTTTTACAAACCCTGGAATATGTCTTTTTGTACAACCAGGAGTAAATGCACCCGGAACACCAACTAAAATTGCTTTTGAGTGTGTTAGTTTATAAGGAACTATATCTTTTCCTTCTAATATAAAAAGACCTTGAGTATCTAAAGTTGTCATTGTTATTCCTTGTTATAAAATACTTTTTATCGTACTTATAACAGGAAATTAATTAGTTGTCAATTGATTATTTTATGCCTGCTAGATGTACAATTCTTGATAAGTCTTGTGTTTCTTGTTTGCCTTTTTCAAGTTCATCAGCAATTTTGTTTAACCATTCTGGCTCTGATGGATGTCTATCACCATCTGACACATCTGCATATCCAATTCCGTCTGCTTCTTTTCTCAGCATTGCAACAATTTCTTGTGTTGACTTGCCAGCATACACACTTGTTGGATCTTTGATATCATCATGTACAGCATCTTTGTATTCTTCAAATTCATGACTATCGTCTGCGGCCATTCCTGCTAGTTCACTGTTTGACATGCCCATTTCTTCTGGTGGATTCTTTTTAATTCTTGCTATGTCTTCTGGTGACATTGGATTTTCTTCAACTGAATCTTTGCCCATTGCTTTTTTAATTGCTTTGTCACGTGCCGCCATGTAATCATTTGAATCAATGTCGCCGTCTTTGTCATGATCTTTTGCTTTTGCTTCGTCTGTTTGGTCTTCTTCCATTTTTTGATAACCTAACATTCTCGCCGCCGCATTTAAATATGCTTCCCAAGATTTGTAATCACTTCTAGATTTGCCTTCTTTGTTCAGCATTTCATCTGCTTTGGCACTGATCTTTTGACGCTGATCAGGTGTATATTTCTTCATCATATCTGATGCTGAAATGTCTTCTGAAACTTTTACTGTGTTGCTTTGTGTTACAATTGGTTGGTCACTAAACACACCTAGTATTCTATCAAATGTTTCATCAATCTGTGATAACTCAGGTAATTCAGATTCACCAGTGATCTGTTTTGGAGCATCTTGTTTTGGCATTCTTTCAGGATCTTTAATATTTTTTAATACTGATTGTATTGCTCTAATATCTTCTCCAGTTAGTGCTTCTTTGTCTTGACCAGTTAATTTGTCAGACATTCTTGCTAAAAAGATTGATACTTCATCGTCTTTGGCTCTTGCCGCCATGTCGCTTAATTTATAAGCCATCATGGTATCTTTGTTTGAAAACTTTTTAATGTTGTCTGGACTGTAATCTGTTTGACCACCTATTCTTCGTGGAGTAAGTTCAAATGGACCTTTTGAAATATTTTGTAAAACTCTGTTTCTTAATGTTGGTGTGTCATTGATTTCATCTTCATGTATTTGATGTATCATTGGTAATAATTCTATTATTCTTGAATCAATATTTGACACAGTAAATTTTTCTTTTAACTTGTCAATTGCTTCAGTTGATACTTCTGTATTTTCTTTTGCTGTGAAATTTTCAATGTACTCATTGTATCCAGTTGATGTTGTCAAACGCTTCATAGTTTCTCTCAACTGTGCTTGTCTGTTTAACAATGAATCATATATTGAAGATGCTTGTTCTTGCATGTTTGGTGAACGTCTCACAATAGTAGTGACTTCTCTAATCTTGCTTAACTGTTCACTGATTTCTACAATGCTTTGACCAATTTCATCATATGGTGTACCACCTGATTGAACGTGTCTTGTCATTGCTCTTGCACCGTTTAAATGAATGAAAGGATATTTAAATCTTTCACCATCAGCATTTTCAATATATAATGCTTTGATGTTTCTTGATCTTGAACCAGGTACTTCTTCGTCCACTGGTTTTCTATGCTTGATTAAAAGCTTCGCATTTTCTAAATTTTGTGAACTGGTTTTTGTAGAACCAGCTAGTGTTGAATAACTTTCTGTTGTCATGTCTTTCATAGTATTTGTATTTAACCTATATGTGTAATTTTTGGGCTTAATTTCACGGCCAAATTCCCTTAAATCAAAGTCAAGTAAGTTATCTCTGGCAAGATTTCTCACTGATTGTATGGATTTTTCAATATTTTCCACAGATGTTGGCCCTTTATGCATCTTAATTTCAGCATTATCCTGGTCAAGATTGACCATTATATTTGGATTTTTTATATAAAAAAATCTAGCCTGTTGCGGATCAATGATTTCTTTACCTTCATTGTTGTCAAACATCTGCACAGAGTACCCGTGCCCTTTGAGTACTTTAAACAATTTTTCAGATACTGTATTGTAATCTACTGCCATACTATTATTTATTCTTTTTAGATAATCATAGGCATTGGTGCTACTGAGCCATCATCATCATCTAATTTATCACCTAAACTTTTCTCAAATATAGGATCAAATTTAGTTAGATAATCAACAATTCTGCCACACAGCAAACTTGCTGATACTAAATCATCATTTTCGCCTAATTTTGCAGAGTAACTATTTCCTCTAGCAACAAAAACTTTTAGTTCTCTAATTAAATTTCTACTGTTTAAAGTTACCTTATCAGATTCAATCCAGTATTTTAATTTTGAGCAGGCTGATATTTTAGATTTATGTGTGGTGTTAAAACCTTTTCTTTTGTGTTTGTCTCTTCTCTGTTGTCCAGCACGTCTAGGTTCATGTATAAAAAATCCTGGAAACTTTGATTCATCCATTTCTTCAACTGCAACAATGGCCGCTTCACCAAGTGTGTTGTTTTCAATGGTCCAGTATATTTCTGGAGCCGGTTGCCCTTGTTCTTTTAATTCAAGATCAATTTCTTTTAATATTGAATATAATGTTCTCACTTGTCCTTGCACTGAAGTTTTATTATGTTGCCATTCTGCTACTTGTTTGAATTCTGGTAAACTGTAAACTTCTATTGCTGAATAATCACCACCTGTACCCAAACTTGGATCAAGTGCCGCCACATAAGTGTTTCCTTTTTTGATCTTTTCATACCATCTAACTTGACCAGTTTTTCTCAAAGGATCTTTACCAGCCAATGTGATCAGTTTCATTGAATCAATTAAGGTTTCATCAAACACAATAAATTCACATTCGTGTTCACGTTTGAATCTTTCTTCACCTATTCTTGCTTGTTCGTCTTTGGCCCATTTTTCATCTCTATCTGGATGTTCTGACCAGTGTACACCTATTGCTCTAAAACCATTTATACCTGTGCCATCTCTTGTGGGTTGACCAAATTCATCAACTCTTTTGTTTGCACCTCTCCATAAACCTGCAAACACATCATCATCATTGTTTGGTGTTGACGTGATAATACATTTACCACCTGTTGACAATGTAGGTGACAAGGAAGTCCAAAACTCTTGTGCTTTGGTTTGTGGTTCCACAAACGCAAACTCATCCATGTACACTAAAGATATACTCATACCTCTACCTGTTGTTTCAGTTGTGGTCTGTGCTATAATTCTTGAACCATTGTCAAAATCCATTGACCCTTTGTTGTAACTAGTCACACCACAACGAATGTAGTCTGGACTTTCTTCATATGCAAATCTCACACGTTGCATGATATCTTGAGCACCTTGATATTTGTGTGCCGCAATTAATATCAAAACATCTGGATTAAACATTGCATACCATAATAAAAATCCAGCCGCACAGGTTGTTTTACCTGTTTGTCTTGCACACATGGCAATAGCAAATCTGTTGTCATTATAAGTTTCAAGTAATTTCTCCTGGAAAGGATATGGATTGAATTTCATTCTACCTTTGGTAGGATGTTGAATCCACATAAAATTTTTCATAAAATAGAGATAGCCAGTATCTTTGTCAGCACATTTTTTCAGATCAAGCAATTTTTTTTCTGAATATGCCGTTTTGGCATAAGCTCTTTTTGTTAGATTTCCGTCAAGGCTTTTTCTTTGCATAATTGTATTTATGTACGTATTTAATGGTTTGCTAAAAACAATGAAGTACCAAATTGTTTTTCATTGGTAACACAAACATTGATAAATTTGGAAAGAAATTTAAAATGATCTCTCAAATCTGAAAACAGTTTGTCATCTAAATATGATGTGGCTATATCGTAACTGGATCTTCCTATATTGGAAAAATATTCTTGTGTTAAACCTTTTCTTTTTCCGTATTCAGGAAACACACCCACAGTAAACAAGCAAGTGTCACCTAATTCTTTGGCTTTGATGCCTTTCAACTTCATATAACTTTCAGCAAAACTATCCTGTGGTAAAAAATCTTTTTTGTCCACATGTGATGACAGCAACATGACCACATATACTTCTATGTCAAAAGGCAAGTCATATCCGTATCTGCTTTGTGTTTGTTTGACAACTTTATAAAAAGCCGATGTGTATTCGTCACGCATAAAAATATTTAATTGTATGCGTTAAATTTAATATGATGTGTTAAGTTGTTAGAACCAATTGCTTTTTTCTTTGATATTACAAGTTGCTTCCCATTTGTTATTAAGACATTTTTTAACACAAAAATTGAAAGGTGCTTTGTTATTTTTCAAATCAACTGCTGTCCATGATGCTGTCATTTGTTTCCATAACTCTGAATCAAATATTTCTTGCATATTTTTTGAATGATAATCGTTAAATCCATTTTTGTAATAGGGTAATATAGCAGGATCCATAGTTCTTAAATCATCAAACTTATCATAATATGCTGAATGAAAACAACAAGGCCATATTCTGCCTTTTGCATTCAAATACATTCTTTGCTGTTTTAAGTTTTTACAAGTTACAATTTTTTCTTCAGAAAAATAATTTACTTTTTTAAGTACTTCGTCAACTTTGTTATTAACATTTGTTGATAAATCAACAGTTTCAGCAACAACTTGCTTTCCTTTTTTATCAGTGTAAACTTTGTTTTTGGTTTGATCTAACACATCACCATACAAAGTTTTGTTGTACCTTGTTGAATATTCTACAGCAAAAGATTTAAATCCTAAATCTTTAGCCAACTGTTTTGCTTCGTCAACTTGATGTTCATTATGATCAAAGACTAACCATCGCCATCTGGCTTGACCGCCTGCGTCTATAAAGGCTTTGACATTGTCCATTAACACATTCCATTTGACTTTTTTTCTGTAAATTTCGTTGGTATCTTCTAAGCCATCAATTGAAAATGACATCATGCCTTTGTGTGGATTTTCTTTTGCTATTTTTCCCATGTTTTTCCAAAAATCAACAGATCGTAACCCTCCATTTGTTTCAACATCTACACCTTTGAATTCTTGTAAAGCAAACTCCCAAATTTTATCTATTTCAGGATTCATTAGTGCATCACCTAGATTTCCTACAAACCAAGCCAATTTATTTTCAAGGTTACCAAAGTCTGTTTTGAGTTTTTTTATAAGTGCAAACGGAAGATGTTTTTGTGTAAATCCAGGATCTCTTGTACTGGTTCCTGTTAGATGTCTATCACAATAAGGACAACCAGCATTGCAATAACTTGATGCTTCTATTTCAATTTTTTGTATTTGTTCTAAGGATGTTAAATTGTACATGATACGAAAGTATTTATTTACAGGTGAGTTGTATGCAAAAATTTATAGTTAGGAAATGTATTAGTAAAATTTTTATTACGTCTACGGTCAACTTCTTTGATAAAACTTTTAGCATCTTGTGTTAATTTTATCTGTTCTTGTTGTTCCAAACTGTTTTGTGCAAAATACTTGCACAGTCTGTCAATGTAATTGAATTCATTTACATCAGTGGTCTGTTGTGCTTTCACAAAGTCAAAAAGTTCTGTGAATTTGTCTTGCCAATACTGTGTTTTTGGCAAATTTAACACATTTAAAAACTTAGGACTATGCAGTATACTAACCCCATATGTAACCCCCTTATATTCTTGTTTTAAGCGGTATACAGCCGTCATTAAGTCAATCATGGTATCTATGCTCAACATATTGGCTGTGACCATTATATGCAAGGATATGCCACGTTTAAGCACCATTTTGCAGTGCGATAACCACTGATCATACTGCATTCCTTCACGTATGTATTCTGCCTGTTCTCCTGCACAATCACAACTGGTATGTATCACAGCATTGTTGATGGATTTGGTTAATTTTAAATCAGCAATTTGATCCAGTGTTTTACTGACTGTTGCTGTGTCCACTGACAAGTTGGTATTGATTTCCAAATTCATTGCTGGTTGTGGTTCCGTGTCTAATTCATCCAACAGTTTAAAAGTGTTTTTGTTTAACAGTGGTTCACCTCCTGTGATTCTCAAAGTTCGCAATTGACTTTTGATTTCAGGCCACCACTTCCACCATGCTTCCACATAAGGATTGTGTTCTCTATTGAGATAAGGAGTTCTGTTGGATTGTTCTATCCATTCCAAATTGTTGTATCTGTCACTTGTGGGATATGCACCTTGATGTTTG